ATAAAGACTTAGGACATAAAAACAAAGGCATTTGGTATAGCAATGACAGTTATATGAGTTATACTAAATACACACCAAACAACCAATTTGACTACTTATCAATTAACGAATCTTTTTGCGGTGACTGTAGTCAAATAATTGATAAATCAATAGATGGCAAGTACTGTGAATATTGCACCGAATACGAGCCAAAATACAAAGGGTTTCATTTTAGCTAATTACCAAACTGATGATTCCGTGAGGATGAAAAGAGGGTAATTTATTGCCCTCTTATTTGGTTAAAACGAAAGGAAAGAAATGATTAATAACGAATTAAGATATAAAGATAATTTACCTAACAAAGCTGTTATAATTATAATGGCTAGCATTCATTTTATTATAACTGTTTGCGGTATTGCTTTAATGATATATTCCCTTTTATTTATTTAAAGCAGTAGCCCTAAAAGCGGAAGGTTTGTTTATATCCTTCCGCTTTTTTTTGTATATATAAAAGGGCTTAATTTTGTGATCCTCTTTTAAAAAAATTCAAAGCAGCGACAAGCCACCGATCACAAAAAAACGCCTGAAACTATCAATTTTTAATCGATACTTAGTACCTCTTTTTAATAAAAAGCGTTTTTTGCCCTATTTTTGAAGCTTGTTTTTTTTGAAACTTTGAAAAATAAATGAGATTTGTATCAATAGTAAATTTTTAAGATTTTTCTAATTGATATGATTCGCAATAATAATTGAGATTTGTATCAATAATAATTGAGATTTGTATCAATAATAATTGAGATTTGTATCAATAAAGTAGTAAAAAAAACAGCAAAAAATCTAATAATATACGTCAAAGGGTTCTAATAATATGAGTGAAATGGTAATTTTCTCGAGGAGAAACTCTAATAATACAACTCGCAGGGTAATTTTTAAACCAGATCCTATCCAGGTCAGCAGGTAGATCCAGGATCGTACTTAAGTTACCAGGTAGCTGTTAATTTTATACCAGAAATCTGGAGCGATGCGGTAATGTTGGTATAGGTGTCGCACCTGCAACAAATGCCTGTCCAAACCTTAATACTGTTGCTGCAGGGTAATTTTAATATTATTGCTGCAGGGTAATTTTTATTGCAATGTATTCATATTGTAAACTACATTAAGCCACTCAATAACTAATAATACCAACGAAAGGGTAATAAAATGAGTAAAACAAAAATCATAGAAGCTTTAGAGCAAGAAGCTTTAAATCTATATAATATTATTGGAGACTTGGAAAATAACAAAATAAACATTAATGATATTCCAAATTGCTATATGGATATTGTAAAAGAAAGTGAAGTGGAGTGATGAAAAATCATTATAATAAAGACAGCTTTAAAGATTTCTTAGAAACACAAATTGATGGTAAATACAATGTACTAGACCCTAGGGCGTGTAAAATTAGCGGTCTAAATAAAAGTACGTATTTAGATATAGTAAAAAACTACGATGAATACTATCGACTTTACATCAAGGATACTATAGGAATTAAAAGATAAAGAATAAGGCAGTTAACTCTGAAAGGAGAGACTGGCTGGTCTTCTGCCTTAAAATTAGGGCTAGACATAAATGATTATTTTAATGTTAATTAGCTTAAAACAACCAAATAAACAAAAAAAGTTTAGCCCTATAACATTTAAAGCAAAAATAAAAGAAAGGTTAAGTAATGGCTAATAATAAACCTGTCAGGGTATTTTCTATGTTTTCAGGCATTGGTGGATTCGAAGTAGGCATAGCCAATTCTAATATAAAACATGAACTAGTAGGTTATAGTGAGATAGATAAGTTCGCTATACAAGTATTTGAAAAACAATTCAAAGGAGTAAAAAATTATGGAGATGCAACAAGAATCAATGAATCTAAGTTACCAAACTTCGATCTTCTCGTTGGAGGATTTCCTTGTCAAGCTTTCAGCATGGCAGGAAAAAGAAAAGGATTTGAAGACACAAGAGGTACACTCTTTTTTGATATCGCAAGGATTCTTACCTACAAAAAACCCAAACATATTATACTCGAAAATGTTAAAGGTTTACTTTCTCATGACAATGGAAGAACTCTCCAGAAAATCTTTGAAGTTCTCTCCGACATTGGGTATATGGTGCAATGGCAAGTACTCAATAGTAAAAACTTCGGAGTCCCTCAGAGTAGGGAAAGAGTGTATATTGTCGGACATCTTAGAGGAGAAAGTAGACCCCAAGTATTTCCTATCAGACAAAGCGAAGGAGTATCTGATTCGTGCTGCGGAGAGAAGGGGTGCTGTGATAGCCAAGTTTCATCAACTATAACAAGCAATTACAAGAAAGGTGTTCACGCTATGGGTGAGCAATATGTTATGGAACCTAGAGAAATAACAAAAAATATATCTATGGGTTATCGTGTTTATAGAGATGATGGAGTATCTGCAACAATAAAAGCATTAGGTGGTGGTGTAGGTGCAAAGACAGGTTTGTATAAAATTAGAGAAGCTACTAAAAAAGGCTATGCTTTAGCAGAAGAGGGAGATACTATTAATTTATCACAACCTAAATCTAATACTAGAAGAGGGAGGGTAGGTAAGCAAGTTGCTCAGACATTAGATACGAAGATGCAACAGCATACTATCCAAGACTCTCAAATCAGAAGGTTAACTCCGACAGAATGCGAAAGACTCCAAGGTTTTGATGACAATTGGACTGAAGATCTGTCAGATACACAGCGTTATAAATGCCTAGGTAATGCAGTAACAACCAATGTAGTGACTGAGTTAATTAATAGGGTATATAAACTGTAAGACGATATGAGTCTCAGATATGGGTATGTTGGCCATGCATGAAAAAGCCCTGTCAATATACCCTGAGATTCTAATAATTAAAACGAAAGGGTATCTTCTTCCACATCAGGAAACTTCTTCCTTAATCTGTTCCTCTCCGCAAGCTTATCACGATTATAATGATATTTCCCCTTAAAACACTTAGTCATTTCATCAACCTCTGTAATAGGATGCCAAGTAATTGCTAGTTTACAATGAGTTACATCATCCTTATTACGGAAAGCAAAAGGACATCTCCCTGATTCTGCGTGTTTACATGGACTATTTTCGTTAATAACATGAAACTCAGGGTCAATAATATTGTGAAACGAAGGGTCAATTAGCTCTTCGAAGGTTTTCTTTGATTTCTCCTTATTTTCCATATTGTCTACACACACACTGTGTCGTATTTGTCGTAAACTACTACTAAATGTCGTTTGTGTCGTAAAGTACGACAGTTACGACAGTTACGACATGGGGTGTGTTAAGACTCATCTTTGATAATTTCTAGGTCTGTTTTCTTGAATAAGCCCTGTTTTTCCTTCTTTATCAACCCTGCTGTTAATAAATCAGCAATCCACCGATCTCCTGTCCTGCGTGTCAAATTGAATTGATTTTCGATAACATTTAAGAACCTAGATGTATCAAATCTGTCATCCATTTCATCTAAAGCCTCTTTATATTGACCTAATTTGTTTACAGGCATGAAGTGAACAGATGGATTTTCAACGATACCTCTTTTGGTGAACAAATGTGTATCCGTAGACCACTGCAGCAGAAAATGATGGTGCGATGCATTGCTAATCCTACTCTTTACAATGCGCATCAAACGATACTCAGTATTTACCGAGCTTCTGCCAAGTAATATCCCAAACTCAATCCAATTCTGCAAACTACTTGCACCCTGCATACGTTCCAAGCTTAACTCGGTTTCACCCATGCTCTTATTAAAGTGAGCTACGAGAATCAGTGATATATCGCTCTGCGTCACCACACTGTCAATCCTGCGCAACAGCTTCTTAATCTCATCGTTTCTCGATAAATTTACATTCGTACTCGCATATAGGTTATCCACGATTAATAACTGTGGCTTTACTTTATCTACTGTATTGCCAATCTTCTCCCACACATCATCGAATGTCTCATTATCGAACACATTGATGTGTAAATTCTGAAGTCCTTCGTGCGTTACATGAAGATTCGATATAATCTTCTGTATCCTGCGATTAACCTCATCATTTGATATTTCCAGGTTCACATATAGCACGCTGTAGTCTTTTTTAATCGCGTGACCCATAAATTCTCCAATACCACACGCAATCCGTACCGCCATTTCCATCACAAAATAACTTTTGTTTGCCCCTGTCATACCACCAATCACTGTCTTCACACCCTTCGCTACCAAGTCCTCTACAATCCAATCTACAGGTTTCGGTGTTATCTTTAATAAGTCCGCAGCAGTGGTGACTTCAAATGATTTCTTGCCTTGGCCAAGTATATCATTGATATGCACACCATTTTCTGCGTGATCTGTGATGTCTTGGCCAATATCTGTCCCATTAGGGTGTATGACTGTCTTTACTCTACCCATGACGCAACTGCTCCACGAGACTAAGTGAGCCATTGACCCCTGCCTCATCATTGTCATACATCACACTAATCTCCTCAAACTTGCGTAATATATCAATGTACTGTTCAGGAATCTTACTCATACACCCTGCGGTTAAACAAATTGCTTGATGTCCTTGCGATAAACTTGTAATCACGTCTTTTTCTCCCTCTACTATTAATAATGGTTTTCTTAAATCATATTTACCAAATGCATACATTGGATATATTGTATTGCCATTGTGACCTTTAATCCCATGTTTTTTATGCCATTTCATATTCACCAATCTACCTGTTAAATCATGAATACCAAATACCAAACATTGTTTCTTTACGTCAAATCCAACGATACATTCACGAACCACTTCCTTTTTCCATCCATATTTTTTCTCAGAAGCTTTCATAAACTTTCGCTCAAAATAGTCAATATAAGCAAACATAAGCACACCCCAACTTTCTTCGAGTGCCTTAAATTTCTCTACTGCTTTGAATTGTTGCCTTGGCTCGTATGTTTTATGATCCTCTATACCCATCTTCTCTTTAAACGCCTTAATTCCTCCCTGTCCGCAGCCTGTTCTACAAATCCATGCACCTTTTTCCACGTTAAACCCAAACGAAGGCTTAGTATCTTCATGAAAAGGGCATTTTGCAACGTACTCATCCCCATAAGAATGCTTAATACCCTCTAAGTAATTGTTAAAAAATTCAAGATAATCCAACTCTCCCTACCTTTCTTTTATAGTTTTAGTTTATCAAGCTCCAAACAGCACTTAAATACCTTCCATCCCCAGTCTAGCTGTTTGCGACTAATATTATGATGCGTAAATGCACCTGTATTTTTATCGAGCCTTAATACATACCCATATTCAATCTTAGCCTTGGGTTGCATTCGCTCGTACATATGGCAGTAAGCACCAAGCTGTATAATATGGTCATCATACAAAAATTTGCTCGTTTTTATGTCTCCAATAACTACTTGTCCGCGAATTTTTGCTACTTGGTCGGCTGTACCGCCTACTTCTAGCTCATCATCGACCAATACTAGCTCTGTGCCGATAAATTTTGGCTTATATGCTCTTCTCCATTGCTTAAAAGCCTCGAATCCATTGTTAGCCTTCTCGATTTGCTCGGCAGAATAGCTTGAAGTGACAGGAATTTCATTTTTTATGTCACATTCTACGAGATAATGGGTCAAAGTTCCGATATTCGCAGCTTCTTTCAACACTAACTCAGGGTCATGACCTGATAATGCTTGTCTTCTAGCCCATCCTATCAATACTTGCTTGTTCCATCCAAGGTTTCCACCTAAAATCGTGGTAACTGACCGACATTTCTTGCCTTTTGTTGTTATATAACTGCCACCATGTGCTTTAGTCCTCGCCATCTTGATACTCCTTTACAAATTCTAGTTCCTGATTTAATTCTTGTCGCATAATTTTATAACACGCATCAGCTAAACTGCAATCATGCATAGTTGCATATAGTCTCAATGCTTTAATAAGATCTTCTCTTAGTTCTAATCGAATCTTAGAAGTTGCGTGCAAAGACTTAGAGCCTTTTAAGTGTCTATTTAGTTTAGGTTTTAGCCTTCTAATAAGCTTCTCTTCGAGTTTTATTCGCTCATCATAGGTATTGATATACTTAACCTTAATTGATGCGTATTTGCTCCTTTTAGGGTGCTTACTGACACGATACCTAACGTCTTTAGATTGCCCTATATATATAAGACGATTATCTGTGTCGTACATTGCATAAATTCCAGGTTGTGGCTTGATATTTTCAACTCTAGTATGTGTACTCCAACTCATTTTCCCCAAACCCCCTCATCTACAAGTTGTGCGATAATTCCATACACACTTGCATCTTGGAAGGCATCAATATACGTCTCATTCTTTACTGCGTTTTTACCATCGTTCTTAAATAAGATAGTCATAAGCCTATTTGCCTTGTCATTCATACGAATAACTAACGCTTTCAAGCTCATCCTTCGGTCTTCCTGAATTCTCATATTGCCGCCGAGACTTATATTAGAACTTCCATAGTCATTTTGCTTCCTACAGAATGTCTCATACTGGGAATCCATGATTTCCTTGTACCTCTTAGTCATGTTTGGATATTTTTTCTCCATCTTAGCTATATAATTTTCTTCCACCATCATTCACTCCTTTCTTTTTATTTTTGCGCTTAACTTGTTTTGCAGTTCTACCAACAGTATTTAATTGTTTGTTTAGAAGCATTTTTTTACGCTTACGATCTTTAGCTTTCCTGTTTGGCATTTGATTGATTAACTCCCTTCCAATCCGTATATCCCAAGAAATACCACCAACCATTACCACCTTCCTTGAAGAATTCTTTTCTCTCTTTAATATATAGTGGGTCAGAAATTCCCTTATATTTCCAATGCCTTTTTATCTTTGCCATGCTTTTACCTTTCGTATGTTAATTTTTTTGGCAACAATTCGTTTTTTTACAACGTCCTTGGTTAAGTAGTTCAGTTTCTAAAACGCCAACCTTAGAATTATCGCTTATCCAAATGCTGTTGCCAAATCTTTTTTACAGGACACTTAGTCATGTACTTAATTTTGTTTTCACCTGTTTTAAATCCACACACATTTTGCTCTTTATGTTTAGATGCAAATGCACAGGTTCTATTTATCAGTGGACAGTAACCGAACATATTCTTTCATTGGGATCACCGCAAAACTTTCACGATGATCCCCTCTGAACATTACTACATCACAGTGTCCAAGCTCAAGCCACTTCGGAATTGCTTTCCTACGCTTTGCTTGGATTTTAATGTTATCAGCAATTAAGTCAACATCAGGCTCTACTCCCATAGAACGTCCATCGCTGCCCCATGCTCTCTTGCATTTGAATCCCTCGCTAGTCAGTTGTTCTAATAGTTCTTTTTCGTAGGCGTAACCCTTGCGACTGCTCTTTGATGGCATTATCTAACTCCTGTTGTAGTTTTTGTATTATGTGTTTAGGTTCGTTCTTGAGCTTAGAAAGGTAAATCTTCTTGCTCAACATCCGAATCCGACTCTGCGGTGAATCCATTTACTGGTACAAACCCTGTTGTTCTGCCCCCTGATTTAACAATTTGACATCCTGAGAGCCATAAGCTCATAGAGTTATCTCTTTCGTTTAATCTAGGTGCGATTCTAACTTTTACAACATCACCACCAAATGGCGTGTCTTCTGTCTCTTTTGCTCCTGCGTCATAACAAGGAAAACTTGTCTTGGTGTTTTCACCTGACGTATAAAGCTTTGACTTAAACTTAACCACATCGTCACCATCTTTTGCTGTATAAGTTCCATTAACTTTTTTAGCACCTGTTGTCTTGACCCAAGAATCTATTTCTTTTTTTAGTTCTTTAGTCATAACTACACTAATGTTATGGTCTCCAGGTTGCCCAAATTCTACATCAGGTTTATGTAAGTGAGACCACTTAACTACCAACTCGTTCGTAATAAACGACTTTGGTATTTGCGTATTGTCTTGTTTTGCCATTTTATCTCCTTTAGCAATTAGTTATAACCAATAGCAATGCTAACACTACTATTAGTATGGTTTCTACGTTTTTCCAAGATTCGAACACAATAAAATGCGCTAAATCCATTAGAAAATTAATCAACGAAGTTTTCATAACCTCTCCTCTCAGCTTTTTTCATGATTTCTTCAAAAAGAAAGATGTCAGAACCTCTAGCAGTATTGACTATATGAAGCTCATCTTCCTTCTTTACTGTGTAATTAATATTGTTTTTATCTAATAACCTTAAGATGTGTTCTAACATAGACATCTTTTCGTCTTTAGATTTAAATTTTATGATACCCTTGCTCATGGTAAGTGGGGAGCTAATCGGTTTTCAACTAAGGGAGAGTTGTAGGTAATATTACGAAAGGGTGAATAGCTCCCCATAAATAGGCTATACATTATACAAACTTTCAGGTTCCTCATCAAGAACATTCGCAATATCAATCCTTGTTTGGCTGTCCATAGTCCTCTGTCCTTTTAACATCATATGAACTAGACTATGGCTTTTGTTAAGTTTTCGAGCTAACCATCTTTGGCTGCGCTCTTCATCTTTTAATTTTTGCTTGATTCTCTCTAAATGATTCAAAACAAGTCCTTTCCTTTTGATAAGTATACAAAATGTAAAATAAGACTTGCAACCAATTTGTTTACAATTTTATATTGAAACAAACAATGGAGAGTTTTTATGTCTAAAATAATAAAACTAGATAGCGACAGATATCGCATAACATATCAAGATCCTGATTTAGGTAAACAGGTAAAGCGTATAATTGCAGGAAAATCCAGGGCAGAACAATACTTTAATCGTGTCAATAGTATTATAGATGCGAGTAAACTACAAATAGAGATTCCTCGTAAGTTCAACAATAACTACACTTTAGAAAAATTGTCAGGTGAATTTTTAGTTTTTATTAAAAGCAATAGAAGTGATGGTACATATAAAAGATATCAGTCTGCTTTAAATAATCTAATGAGACACTTCTCAAAAACGATACAAGTCGAGAATATTAACATTGAGATGTTTAAAGATAGCAATAGTCATAGAAAACCTAGCGGTATTAATGGAGACTTGAGAGCTATAAAGTCTGCTTTTTCTTGGGCTGTGAATCGTAATAAAATTAAAAGTGAACCTATTGTATCTTACTATAAAGTATCTAAAAAGAAAATCAATGTATTATCAGATATGGAAATAAAAACTTTAATAAATACCGCTACAGGAGATACAAAAAATCTTATAAAGTTTTATCTATTAACAGGCGCAAGAATATCTGAGCCATTGCAAAAGAATTTTACATGGAGCGATGTAGACTTTATGAACAATCGCATTTCAATGACTCGCAAAGGCAATAGAAAGTCTTGGGTGGGTGTATCGCAATCTGCTATGGATATATTGTATAATTGGATGGACAGGGAAGCTCCTATACCTTACACCGATTCATACGTTAGGAGTAGGTTTGAGGCTCTAAGAGACGAGACTGGTATACAATTTACTGCACATGACCTAAGAAAAGCTTCTGGAGCAATATTATTACGTCAAGGTGCTTCGATATTTCATGTGTCTAAGTTTCTTGACCACACAAACGTAGATATTACTGTAAAATATTATGTTGATCTTCTAAACGAAGAAAAGCGTGAACTGTATGAGTCTGTAGCTACGCACTTAGACTCTATCGTTGGTTAAGTTTAGCTGTATATCATACAATCCTGATGCAACCTCAGTTGCTACAAATGGATTATCTGATGAGAATGCATATCGATAATCTGAGTCATCTTCAATTAATATACGTTGATTCTTTCCCTTACTGATAATATTCTCAATAGAGTCTTTTACAGTTTCTGTAGCTAAACTAAATTGGTATTGATAGTATTCTTTGTCATCATTACTCTTGTTAGCATACTCATAGCCACTATAACTCTCAAGTACACTTGTCCTGGGCTTGGCTCCAGTGTTAATTCCAATGTCAAAGTTTCTAGGTAGTTCATAACGCTCACCCATAAAGATTTCACTAAGATCTACATCAAAGCCACCTGATAGCTGTAACAGTACAATATCTGTAGTTACAGGGCTAGAACTTAAATCTATGATTGTCCATCCTGATGAAGATATCGTACCTTCTTTTATAAGACCCAAGCTATCATTTGGGTTGTCTGCGGTTAAGAAGACATTGCCATTGCTAGTAAGAAACGTTTTACTTGCAGATGTCAGGAATACTACATTCTTATCCGTAGCGAATACTTTTACAGTTGCAGCAGTATTAACAGCAGTCGCATGAAATGCAATGAAATCGAATGTAGATGTACTAGTGAACTCATAGCGAAGTCCAATATCAGTATTTGTATCCGCAGTCTTAAATAGTTTACTGTTTGATGTATAAAACGTTTCACTCGCTGAAGTCTCAAAGGTTTTTAAGCTTGTAAAGTCTGTTTGTAGTGTATCCCTGTAATCATATAGAACACTTGGTGTCTTGGTTGTATAGTCCGCTTGAAAAACTGAAGTAGCAATACTACCAAACTTACGTGCCTCTAAAGAAAATAGCGTAGTGTTATCACCAAAGTCTACTGAGACTGAAGAGTTGATAAACCCTTCTGTGGGTGGATTTAAGTCTATGGTATCTGTATATAGAATCATATCTGGCGCATAATGAACGTACCACTTGACCCTGCTGTTCCACCTGTACCTCCACTTGAACTGCCACCTGCGCCACCTGTTACATCTACATAGCTTGAAGAAACACTAGTGGTAGATACAATTACGACACCACCACCATTACCACCTCCACCACCACCGCCATCACCATCTGCACCAGAACCTGTATATCCATTGCCACCTGCACCACCTTTAGCTTCAAACTTTGCACCGCTATTTAGCGTGATTGTCTTTGCACCTACAACAACGAAGCCTCCTCCGCCTCCGCCTCCGCCACCGCCGTGACCATCGCTAGCTTTACCGCCTCCGCCACCACCGCCACCGCCTCCGCAAGATGGACGAATAGTTTTTGGTGTGTCATCAACTCCATACAAATCACGCATAGTAAACAATACGCTTGGATCGGTATGTGCAAAATTAGTTTTTTTAACAGTAGCACCACTTGCTGAACCTCCACTACCTGCTGGTGTGCCTCCAGATAAAGTTTGTCCTGCACCACCTGCTGAACCATTATTAGAGTTTATACAAGGATCAGCGCTACCGCCAGTTCCACCATTAAAGTCGCTACTTCCACCAAGACCACCAAGCGCACCACCTCGTAAAGTTCCTTCTGATGCCTTTGCTCCTCTTGAGCCACCATCTTCAACACCGCCATTACCACCATCGCCACCATTGTTTGTGATTTTACCACTAGCCTGCATCGTAAGTGTACCAGATACAAATATGCGATATCCATTTGCATCGATAGTTGCACCTACGTCTAAATCAGTATAATATTTATCTTCAGTTAAAGTTATGTTGCCTGATACAGTCGCAGAGCCATCTGAACCATCGCCAAACATCGTTGTGCCAATAAATGTATTAAGGTCTTGTCCTCCAAGTAAAATTCTTTCAGCAGACATAGTTCCTGCACTTACGCTTGATGCGTTAAGATTGGTTACCGATACTACTGATGCATTCAGCGTACCTGTTTGTATGTTGCTTGCGGTAAGTAAGCCTGTAATAATTTTACCACCAGATATAATAGTATTATCTAAACTACTTAAGCCCTGAGTCCCTGTGTGGTTAGCCCTGCTTTTTAAGTCAGCATCAGAGCTATTCGCAGTAGCATTAGTAGGTGCAAAATCACCTGTATTGGTAACAGTTATACTACCATTGATTGATAACGTACTTCCATTCCAAGAAAGTTTATCGCCTAAAGAAAAATTAGAGCTACTATCTATATAAAACCCTGTATTAGAATCCTCGTGAGTGCCTGTACCTGTATGTATCTTGCTAGACGTTAAATTAATACCACCGATCTTTCCTGATATTGCTACAATCTCACCTTTTAGATAAATGTTATCACTATAAAGACCAAAACCTGAAAGCTCTGAACCACCATTAATATCACTATCAGTAATACCATCTAGTTTACCAAGTCTTACCTTGGGCATTGACGTTGTCCATTCAGAATACGAGTTGACACTTGATTTAATATCGATAAACGGAGCGTTACTATCATCAGATGTTAGATAAATTATTCCATCTCGATTAGAAGTATCTCCATTATTTCCTATTCTTACAAATTCATCACCTGAAGATGGTGATGTAGTATTGTTAAAGCCTGCGTTAGTTACTGTCACTGTATTGTTTGAAACTGCTGTTACTTCATACACTAACTTCTTAATGATATTGGTTGCATCACCTGCAGCACTAGGAGCAACCAAAGCACCAGGATTTACTCTTTGCATCATAATAATATCACCATCAGCAAATGGGCATATACTGTTACCTGATGCATCTTCAAACGTTATTGTTCCATCATCATCTGAAGAACTTAATCCACTCACACTTTCTACTTTTGCTGCTGAAGTAATAAACACAGCACCATTGGTTGCTCGTAATTGCTGTATTAAAAGTTCAAATACAGAAAGTGTACCTCTAATAGTTGCAGAAGACACTTCTAAATCAGCAGTATTACTAAGCTTCCAACCTGATCCTGCAAAGCCTGAACTAAAGCTACCTGATGTTAAATCGCTTCCTGATACTATCGCATCCCCTGCTATGGTTACATTAGCACCAGAGAATGTCATTGCTGTAGTAGTGCCTGATTTTAAAATTAAATTACCTGAAGTATTGGTTGCAGATCCATAAGTAGTACCTGCATCCTTGAAAAATACATCGCCACCATCAGCGTCTAATACGATATCTGTTCCTGCATCTAAGGTAATTGTACTAGAATTATCTATTTCAGCAATTATTGGTGTAGTTAAAGTTTTATTTGTAAGTGTTTGTGAATCCGATGTTCCAACAATACTTCCTGTTACCCCATGAACTCCAGATGTTGGACTATCGACCTCACTGCCATGCGCTAGGTTGCTGATAGTATTGTTGTCTGCATCAATAGTCTTATTGGTTAATACTTGAGATCCTATCGTAGACACAACTGTAATCCCATCAAGCTGATTAAGTTCGCTTGTATTCGCAGTGATACCATCGAGTACATTAAGCTCTGAGACTGATAGCGTAGCTCCATCTAATATATTAAGCTCTGCAGCAGTAGACGTAACTCCATCTAGTATGTTAAGTTCTGCGGTTGTCGATGTAACTCCATCAAGGATATTGAGTTCTGCGGTTGTGCTTGTTACTCCATCTAATATATTAAGCTCTGCAACAGACAGCGTTGCCCCTGTTAGTATATTTAGCTCTGCACCGCTAGATGTTATAGTCACTCCACCCTGGAGTAATGATGTTCCTGACTTAGCTCCTACAGTTGCTCCGCTGATTTCTAACGCTGTTGTAGTGCCATCCCCATCAAATACTACACGCTTTGTGGATGCATCTACACCATCTGTGTCTCCTACGTGAAGTAATTGTGTATAACCTGCACTGATCGAAGTATCGGTAAGTGATGTATTCGCTGCCATTATGCTAGTTGCTCTATCATTTTAACGTTCATATTGTATGCCTGGTATGCAACCTCAGTAAACTCAAAGCTTCCACTTAATGCTCTTACCCAATGATAACTACTATCATCATAATATAAGAACTTCAGGAAGTTTGTACTGATTGCATCTCTCATAGATTCAAAGTTTGTCTTATCGGTCTCTGTTAAATTACTGAAGGATATTTCCCACATACGCTTACCATCGTGTCTCTTGTTTGCGTATTCGTTACCACCATAGGATTCTACTACATCAACACCGAACTGCTTAGATTCTTTGCTGTTCAGATTGGGATTGAATGGGAATGTCAAGGTCTTCCCTAGTATCACTTCAGATAGATTTGTAACTTCAGCTACAGTTGCAACCAAGAACCAATTCGCTTTGCTTGTTTCTGTAATGTCTAAAATGTTCCAACCTGCACCTAAAGAAGAATCATTGCCCAATGATGTACCTAGGGTAACATCATTTGCACCTTCAGGATATATATTTAAAGTACCTGAGCTTGCACCTGTAAAATACAATGCAACTGTATCGATAGATTGTGCTGTAGTAAAATCAAATCGTATCCCATCGTCTGTGTTGTACGATGTAATAGCATTGGATATGTTTTGATCTTGCGCATAAAGCTCGTTGGTTATTGATGAAGTTGCAGTAAACGCAGTACCTGATACTGTGCCATCGGTTAGGGTTGCGTTGTATGTTCCTGCTGAATCGTATATAAATTTCTTTGCCATTATGAGACCTCAGTGCATTTAATGTCTATTAAATTTGGTGCTTTTGTTATATCGTCAATAATAAAATAATCACTGGTTGTTATTGCGCTACCATATGCTTTTAAGTTTGATGGGAAATTAGTAAAGTTAACAATATCACCAATTTCTAAATCAGAATATCTAGGTTTTAGTATTGTTAACTCAATCTTATTCTTGCGGTCTTTAAACCAGTTTAAATAGCAATCTCCAAGCTTTTGTGCCGTAGTTGTGTCTTGTATACAGTCGGCATCTAGCTTTAACTCTTGAGATTCTGAGCTTGCTGAATACTTATCTCTACTTGTGGTATCTGACGAAGTATCTGATAATAGTGTCTGCTCAGTTCCGTAATCATATCTATAATTAATTTCAATTTTGTTTTTTACAAAATTTATATTTGATTTAGAGATTTTTTTAAAAACACAATCATTAAAATCTATAGTTTTGTCTGCACTTGAATATTGACTAGATTGTAGTCTTTGCTTTAAAGTTGCCTTACCTTCAGCGTTAAAAAAGAAATAAAGACCAGATTGTTTACATATTTTTCTAATTAAACTTATGCCATCTAAAAACTTGTATTGTGAAAAAGCAAATTTAATATTTGACACTGAATCAATAAATGCAGTGCCAATCGTACCATTGGATGTATTGCCTATACTATCAAATGAGCTAAAATCAATATCATTTGAACTTAATCCCATCTCTGACCTTAAAATGTCTTCAATTATATATACTGGATTTTCTATTAAATCGCCTTGATTGTATCCATTATCTCTCGAGTTGGCATCAACCCAACTGCCAAACTTTCTTCCTTTTGCGTTTATATATAAGACATTGACTTCTTTTGGTGCTGTTTCGTCAGAATGAGTAGATACCCTTGTTGTTTTTAAAGTGCTTTTTGTTATAGTGGTTTGTCTTCCTCGCGGCCCTTTTCTCACGCTTACTCTCTCTTGGTTTGGAGCTGTAAAATATTCTATAGTTTCAACAACTTTACCAAATCCTTGCTCAAGTTTATATTCTATTTCTATAGCAGCCTCTTGTATTAAAAGACTCTGACCAACATTACTTGTATCGTCATTTAAATTTATTGTAACCTGGCTTTCTAGGTTCCAACCATCCTTATTAGCTGTAGATATGGATGGTGTAAAGTCAAACTCATTTACAACGTATGCGTTTGTATCACTCCAAGCCCAAGTTAACGCTCCACCCAAAGCTATTATTCCATGCGCAGTGCTTGGAGCAGCACCATCCATTTGCCAATAAAATAGTAATTTAACATTACTTATTTCACCAAGTCTTTGAAATTGAGGAATGCCAAGTAACAATGTATCTGAAAAACTATTGCTAGAGTTTGTTTCCATATTTGCGATAGCTGTAGAGCTATATAACATTAGGGTGTCCTATCAACAGCGTCTTGCTGTCCAGTTAAAGGTTTGTAGGCATAAAATATTCTTCCATTAAATTTTATTGCAGGATTTTGAACTTGAACATTAGAACTTTCACAAGCGGAGTATAAACCATCCTTATAATGATATAAATTTTTAGCATAAAGAGTGTGTAGGGAGACACTATCAGGTCTTAATTCTACTTTTGACGTATCTTGATTGTATTCGTCAACAACAATTGCAGGAACCTTAACCTGTGATGCGTATTGGTCGAATGGTGTAGGGAGATTGCTATCTATGCTAAAATCCCCAAAAAGGCATGGTATAGGAAGACCCCTGTTTTTTTCAGGTGCATTTGGAAATGATCCTTGAGATAATAATGTATTCGGAACCTCTGCGTTTTTAATTCCATTTAAAGACTCTAGCCTTAAAGTAATTTTACTTTGATTGTACGAAAAACCACCGCTTATAGATCCTGTACCTAATATTTCAGCACTTGATTCGTTTAAACTTGCATTGTTTATATACAGCTCCCATTTTCTGTTTTCATAGTTATTGGTACTTAATAAATCGCTAAATCTAGCTCCCTCTATCGCTTTATCTGCATTTATAATACTTATGCTCCAAGTCCTCTGATCTGCGGTAAAAGTTTCAACACCTAAAGTGTGATTAAAATTTCCCCAATCTGAAACTAATCCGTAGTACATGTCAGAACCTATAGTTCTGTCTTTGTCTGATATTCCAGTAAAATTAGATTCATCTCCGTAATAAAGTTTTAAATACCAATACGCCTGAGTACTGTCTTTTTCTAAGCTATTTTCTAGTGTTGTATTAAAGTTAAGCAACAGAAACTCCGCTTCTATTTATTGCAGGAATTAATTCATTCCTAATATAATCCTCCTGAACTACGCCACCATTTATATTGATTATAATATTTCCTGCTTGCCCTGTTTCGTTCATCGCTGAAAGACTATTTAACCCAATAGATTGAACTGCGCTACGTTGCATTACAAATTCACCTGATTGAGCCATAATTGGAACATTGTTTCCACCGCCCCCTATAAAGCCACCTTCGTGAAATCCAAATAGTTTCTTTGCGCTACCAAGTAAATCAAACCCTGCTTGTGAAGCGGTAGCTCCAGGAAAACCAAACATATTTAAGAGTGCGAGTGTAGCTTGTTGAGCGATAATCTCTGCAGCAATAGCTTTTATAGAGTTAACTACCGCATCGCCTAGGTTTTGACCATTGACTACAGCGAAAGCTAGATTTTCTGAGAAGTTTTTAAACACTCTTGCTCTTTCTTGTATAGCCTCTGCTTCTCGCTGTATATCTTTTTTTCTTAGCTCAATTCTTTCTCGAAAGATTTCATCTTCTGTTTGAAAAGTATCTTTCATAAGACCCATTACATTACTAACTAAGTCTTGAAAAATCTGTTCATCTTCACCTATTTCATCAAAAAAACCTTCAGCTAAGCTATCTATATCATCAAGTGTTTCTAGTGGAACTATATCTTCAGGTCTTATAGGTTTAACTAAAGGAGCAATTTCTGCTTCGACTGGCTCTTTTTTGCCAAATAGCTTGTCTCTAATCTTTTCTATGTTTTGCAGAATAGTAAATTGTTCAGATAAATTTTTTATTGCAACTTGACCTGCTGTTAATTCATTCTGACTAAAATCAAAATTTGTTTCAATTATCCTACTCTTAGATTCTAAGAGAGCTTTTTCTATATGTAAGTCTTCAATTCTTTTTGTTACTAAGCCAACTTCTTCCTTAGATAATGTTAAAGTGTTCTGTGCGTTTTCACTTAGACGCTTACCAAGGTTTTCAAGAGATGTATCAATATCTAGTATTTTTTGCTGATGCTCAGCCGATTCCCCTACCTTTAAATTTGATTTTTCTTGGCTTGCTAGGAGGTTTTCATTGGCTTGGGAAATTTGTTTGTAGATGTCACGAGATGTTACACCTTGAAGATTAAGATCTTTTTGCTTTTTTTCTAAATCTATAAGGTTATTTAATAACTTAGTCTCTTGTAACTTAGAAATAACTTCAATGGAAGCACCCATTTCTTTTAATTGACGAATAGAAGTTTCTAAATCTGTTTCAGTTATTTCTCTGAAGAAATCTTCAGCAGACTCTGCGCCTTCTTTAAGTTTTTTAATCAATGGAGTAAATACTGGTACTAGTATATCACCTACGGAATCAGCAAGTCTTGTAAAGCTATCACCAGTATTACTTATAAGACCTTGGAATGTCTCGCTCAGTCTATCTGCAGAACCTGCAATACCTACGACAGGATCTTGCATAGCAGATATTAATGCTTGCCTAAACTCAGGTAATGTTGTCTTTGATAAGTCTGTGAGTCCTTGCGATGTCTTAATAATATTGAGTATGCCGCGCTCCCTTAAAATGTCCGCTGCGCCTGCGCCGCCTGCAAAAGCGCGGCCGAAGGCATTAGCAGCTTCTACCGCAGTAGTACCCATAAATGAAGCAAGGTCTGTTATAGAACCAATCAATGCATCAGAGTCAGCTCCAAAGGCTTCAAGTTGCGCACCTGCATCTACAACATCCTCAAGGCTAAATGGTGTTTGAGATGCTACTCTGTTAAAATTATCAAATGCTTTTTCTGCATTTTCTACAGAACCTGTTAAGCCTACTAAGCGTGTTTTTACAGATTCAAATCTAGCCGATACTCCTATTAGCTTAGATATAGCTGCTGTAGTGCCTGCGAATGCAAAACTTATTAACAATAAATTGTTTCTTAATGCACCTACGCTTCTTCTTAAGCCTGAAGTAGCCAATCGAAGTTTGCCGACTTTTTTATTGGTATTATCAATACCTGCATTAGCTTTTTGAGCTAAAAATTTAAATTGTAATATCAGTTCATTCTTATCAACTGCCATTATTCTTTTCCTTCATGCGTTTATCACAAGCGGTTAGTTCTTCATCTATAATCGAATAGACTACGAGGCGATTCATGTCTGCCTCGTCTATACATTTAGCAGGTGGGATATTAAACTTTTTAATGTAAGCGTACTCTTGTATATCAAACTCAACTTCCTGATCCCTAAAGAACAATGGATTAGCAAAGTGAGGTATATTGTAATATAGGTTCTGTCCAGGAGTGAACTTACGCTTTTCGTCTTCAGACACAACACGATATACCTCTTCCCAGATTTCGGAAGAAGTATATGTAATTGGCTTGTTTAGAGTTGGCGAATGTGCTGTGTATTCGCCTTTAGTAGGTAGAAGGGATTCGCTAAAACCAAAGTAAGTATACCAAGTATTAACTCGGTAGGCTAACTCTTTTTTTTAGATACGCCTTTATACTCTTGGTAAACCGCAGAAAGAATCTCGTCAGTTTCTTCGTCTTTAAACTTACCAAGAGCTTCTTCAGGATTTTTGAACGCTTTGTTCATAACCCAATCAAGAAGCTCGTAGTAGGCATCGGTATCGAGCTTATTATCCCAATACACTTTAATCTCTTTGCGGTGAAGCTCACGCCTATCTTTAAAATTAATAGGCTCTACTTCAAATTCACCTTTTTTGGTTTTTACAATCATTAAGCAATTATTCTTATCATATCACCTGAACTAGGAGCAAGAACTTTCATACTAACATCCAACATCATTGCCGCAGCTTCATTGAAAGCTACTGATGTTATCTTGCAGTTACTTGCCTGCACTCCGAATGTGGTAGCATCAGTAAATGTTGCATTGTTAGAAAGCTCTGTTGCAACTGTGGTTCCCTGCAAGAGAGAGTCATGCATATCTGCTGTATTATCATCGTATTTCACAGTAGCATCAATCGTAACACCAAACTCAGGAATCGACCTTGCGATTGCCTGTGGATCAGCGTCACTGCCTTGGTACCCTAAGTATTCAGATGGATTTTCCATGTTTATTGATAGAGATTGTAACACACTGTCCGCTTTATTCGCAACAGTTTTCTTGGTA